GCCGACGCTGGCGGCGAGCTATGACGCGCAGACCAAGAAACTGAGCCTCGCATGGACAGCAGGCAGTTTTACCGCAAATACACCGACGGGTGTCACGTTGCCCACATTCACGAGCAAAAAGTTGATGACCGGCGCGACGGCAACGGCATCCGCTCCGGCGTTCACTGGCACTGAAGCGACGATTGTATCCACTTGATGAGGTGATGAGATATGGCAAACGAAACTAACAAGCTGAGTTTTGATGGTGTGGATTATCTGCTGGAGGATCACCGGATCTCATCCATTGTGGATGCGATCTATCCCGTCGGCAGCATCTATATGTCCGTAAACAGTGCGAACCCTGGCACGCTCTTCGGCGGTACGTGGGAGCAGATCAAGGGACGTTTCCTGCTGGGCACCGGCACCTGTGCACCGAACAGCGACGAGACATTCGGAACGATCAAATATCCCAATAACTGGAGTGCTGCCGCAGGATCGACCGGTGGCGAAGATTATCATGGATTGACCGTTTATGAAATGCCATCACACGATCATGGCATCCTGAGCGGTTTCGGCGACAAAAACGATCCGGCGATTGATTCTGACGGATTTCGTTATGAGTGGTGGGGCGGTAACAATCGAGGATACAATAATGCATTTATTTCGAGTTCTGGCGGTGATGGGCTGCATAACAACATGCCGCCATATTTTGCTGTGAACATCTGGAAACGCACAGCGTAAGGAGGGGTGAGTACATGAAAATCATTCACACTTCTGTTGAGGAAATGGCGATGAGGCGACTGCTGATCGGGTTCGAAGGTGAAAACCAGAGAGCGACAGTCCGCATTGACTGTGCATCGGTTTTCGCTGAGTATCCCAATGCTACACCGGCTCTGATTGTCAAGCCCATGTTTGCCAGTGCATACCCTGTTGTGGTTGAGCGTGACGGGGATTACGTGGACTGGCTGATCACGAACCAGATCCTGTCTTTCTCCGGAGACGGCGAGATCCAGCTGGTGTTCTACGCGGGCGACGCCATCTGCAAGTCCTGCGTCGGCAAAATTTTTGTTAGGCGATCCCTGAAAGTCTCCGGTAGCACACCTGGTCCGGTGGCACAGTGGGTGGATGATGCCAATCGCAAACTGGCCGAGGTGGATGCCGCAATTGCGAGCATTCCCGATCCGGGTGAAGGCACTCCTGCCGGTGGTCTGCGTGGTCAGGTGCTCGCAAAAGCGAGCGATACAGACCACGATGTCGAATGGATTAACGTTGCTCCCGTGATCAAAGACTATACCAGGGGCGATATCGCGACGATCATTGATGGTGCTGATGGGTATCCTGTGGACAACCTGTGGATTCTCATTAATCCCGTACAAGAGGGTGAGGGTAACCCGTCTCCGGACAATATTCGTCCGATCCACGGATGGAATGCAGTGAAGGTCACACGAACGGGGAAGAATCTGTTTTTCCGCAAATATGACAATGCAGCACTCGACGAATCCGGAAGAATTGTCGACAGCGAAGACTCTTACTGCATGGTGGGCGAAGTTAAGGCCGGAACAGAATATTATATGAGCAAGAACGGTGCTCCCATAGCCTACCATACAAGCATCCCTGAAAAAAATGGGGATCCTGCACACAACGGATACAGAGATAATTCAGCCAAAACTTTTATACCAGCAATTGATGGGTATGTAGTAGTGGAATTCCCATCATGGATTTCGGATCCTGCGATGGGCACTACGCAATCACTCAATATTGATACTGATGTGATGCCGGGAGACATTAGTTATCCGTTCTACGAAGGTGAAACCTACACCATTACTTTTCCGGAGGAAGCCGGAACGGTATATGGTGGAGTGCTCAACGTGACCGATGGCATACTGTATGTGACCCATGCAGTAATCGAATCATACAACGGCGAGCCGTTGCCGACGACGCAATGGATGTCTGACAGGGATGTAAACACGTACGTGGAAGGCGAAGGGCCATCGATCGGTGCTCAAGTAGTGTATCACCTTGAAACCCCCATCTCTTACAGACTCACTCCGACTCAAATCACCACACTCCTCGGTGTAAATAACGTCTGGGCAGATGCGGGAAGTGTGAACAATATGGTCTACTGTGCAGACACAAAGCTGTATATTGATCAAAAAATTAAAGAGGCTGTCAAAAAACTTAATCCTACGCCTGAGCCTAATTGATCGTAGGAGGCTGAGCTAAGTGAGTTACTACACTCCCTTCCACGCGGAGTCAGCACGGTATGCTCGGCAGCTCTGTAAGACCGCGTCGACTCCGCTGGAAAAGTACCGGCTGATCACGAGCTACATCAGCCGCGTTATTGGCTACGATTTTGTCAGGGCTGTCCGGATCGCAAAACTCAAGGGCCAGAGGCCGGACATTTCCGGATGCTGGACTCGCCATATGGGTGTCTGCATGGACACGGCGGCACTGACCCACAACATGCTCAGAGCCGTCGGTGTCCGATCGTATGTCTGCATTGGGTACGCTGACCGGCAGTATCATGCCTGGATTGAAGCTGATATTGGATCGGCGCATTTTCGGTATGATCATGACGGCAAGGCAAAACAGTATATAATCAAAAGGAGGTACACTTGACATGGTGCGGATTCTTTCTCAGACATTTCCTCTTACTCCCGAGGGCATTGCCGTTGACGGTGCCTATGTGATCGACGCGGCTGGCCTGTCCACCGACACCAAGCCCAGCGGCGCGACGATCGCCACCGGATCCACCTTTATCGAGGTGGACACGGGCACGGTCTATTTCTATGACGAGGTCGGTCAGGCGTGGACGAAAGCAGGTGGTAATGAATGATGACCACAGGAAAAGTTGTTGCGCTGATCCGGACGATGTGTGGTGGCTCGGGTTCTGATGGCCATGCCGGCGGCATCACGTCGAGAGTGACCAGCCTCACAGCGACAGAGCTGGCTTCCGGAGAAATCGTCGAAACACTCGGCATTCCTGTTTATGTCTCGGACGTGACCCAGTATCCTGCATACGCTATCACCGAGACCGGCTGGTACACGTTCGCGCGGATCGCCGCCAAGGACGGTGTGACGGTGGGCGACGGTGCATCCGTTGAGGGTGCAAAAGCGATCATCACTGCCGGCGCGGACCATGTCGATGTGGCTGTCCTTTTTGATGTGGCGGCGATGTCCCAGAAGGTCGTCGTGCACTGGGATGGATCCAATGAGGACACCTTCGTCTTCAAAGCGACCGATTTGGCCGTCCGGAATCTCGACTACCGTACCACCTTCTATGTGTACGATCTCGCTCCCTTCACACGGTGGGCTTATGCGCTGACCACTGACACAAACTTCGTTGCCGGCAGCCATTACTACGTCAAGGACGGCAATGAGTACACAGCCGCTGAGGTTCAGACCGAGGCCTATGTGCTCACAGCTGATGAAACATTTGCGGCAGGCAAGACCTACTACACCAAGAACGGCGATGAGTACACAGCCGCCACCGTGACAGCAGGTGATGCAGTACCGGCTGACACCTACTACGAAAAGACCACCGTCCCGGTGCCTGCTTATTACAAGCAGATTGACGGCTATGTCCTGACCAGCGATGCTACATTCCAGGCCGGCGTGACCTACTACACCAAAAACGGCGATGAATATGTCGAGGCTGAGGTGACAGTGGGTGATGCAGTGACGGCGAACACTTACTATGTTCCCGGACTCGTCTGGACACAGGCTGAGGACGGCACCTTCCAGTCGGGTGTCACCTACTACACCAAGAACGGTACAGAGTACACCGAAGCACAGGTGACGGTCGGCGATGTGTGCCCGGCCTACTACAAGCACAGCAAGCTGAATGTGGCAGGCATGATCCGGAATGTCACTTACGAATTCGACGAGCTGGTGGATTGCGGCATTGAGATCACGCTCCCGGACATTCCGGACGATGGTCATGGTGCATGGTTTGAATTCCAGTTCCGGCACACAGCATCTGGATCCATCACGATGGTGCCCACATCGGAAGACGTGAAGACGGCCACTGCTGGTGCTTCGGCATCGATCACTGCCGGTGTCAATGTGGTTGACCTGCATTACACCCACCTGAATGACACCAAGCTGTGGACACTGGCCAATGTCCACACAAATATCCCGGCTTAAGGAGGTGCGAGCATGGAAGATATCAAATGGGGCTACGAAAAGCTCAACGAGAAAACCGGCAAAATTAAATCCTGTCCCATGCATGACCTGGACGGCAAAATCACTGGCCGCCGCGTCTACGGCCTGAAAGCGTGGTTTGACGAAAATCCTGCTGAGCGCATTCGTCTTGGATGGACGAAGCACCTGTACAAGGACACCAAAAAGATCCCGTATAATCACCAGACTCAGTACCTGGATAAAAGTGTGGTAAGGGTGGACGATTGGACTGTCGAGGACGTGTATTATGTCGTCGACAAGTCCGAAGAGATGATGCGAATCGAAGAGCTGACTCAGCGTTCAAATTTCGGTGGCGGTATTTATTGGGAGGGGGTTGATGATGATGACTGATAGACTCACTGTGATTGACCAGATCCAGAGCGAAAAGGCGCGGATGATCCAGCGCGATGGACAGCCGGCACTCAATCCGGAGATCATCCATCTCGCAAAGCACAAGAGAGACTCGTTCGATGTGCCGATCAATGTCTCCAAAGTGGATCCGCTGCGGTAAAGGAGGGAATGCGTATGTACGATATTGTACCGGTAACGTCCGACAGAGAAACCGACTGCGGTGCAACCTGCCTGAAGATGCTGCTGAGCTATTATGGCATCGAGGTTCCGCTGGATCAGCTCGTCCGTGAGTGCAATACGCGCCTGATTGGGTGCTCTGGCGCGGACATTCTCCGTGCTGCCAGACTGCATGATATGCCCGATGTCAAGGCATTCAAGATGGATACTGCCGAACTCATTAAGCAGGATCGTCCTGCCATCATCCACTGGCGGCACTGCCACTGGATTATGTTCTGCGGCGTTGATGAGGATGGCAAAGTTGTGATTTGCAACCCTGACCGCGGCCGCTATAGACTGGATGCAGAATCTTTCGGCGTGATGTATTCTGGCATTGCGATTTTCAACGGTGATCCGGAAGACATCCCTGACCAGCCTGACCGCCTCACCGCACTGGAGGATGCCGTGGTCGAGCTGGCTGACCTCACTGCCGCCCATGATGATGCTATCGTGGAGCTGGCCGGACTGATTGGAGGCTGATTTTATGGCAAAGATCTATTACAGACGTATCAAAGCTGGGCTGATGACCATCGAGGATGTGCCGCTCAGATGGCGTGAGGCTG